AGTCCACTATCAACTGTGGCGATTCAATCTGGAACGATCGGCAACCGAGCGCTCCTCATGCAATCCGACGAACTCACGTATTCAATTTCGTCACCGGTTGCTGATGTCGTTTCTGTTTCCGCAGATTTTCAGGCAACAACGGACGGCACAAGTAACCTCACATATTCCGGGCAGAGCGGGGTTCAGCTAACAACCGGAGCTTCGATCGCCTACGGGGCGCTAGGACATTTGGCGGCAGTCGATAACGCAGCGTCAAGCGCCAACGGCGGGTTCGCTATCTTGCACGTTCCGGTCAACACGGTTGCCGGTGGCGTCACAACGATCAAAGTTCAGCACTCGGCGGACGACATCACGTACGCCGACTTGATCACGTTCACAACGGTTGCGGCTTCGACCACGACCAGTGAGTTAAAAGCGGTGTCTGGCACCGTTAATCGTTACCTGCGTGCCACGGCAAGCACCGCAGGCTCATCCGGGGCGATTACATATATGTTGTCGTTCGCTAGGTTCTAGGAGGACCAAAATGCCTACATTTGTTCATGGTAAAAGTGTTGACTTCGCTGTCGATGACACGGGAGGCACAAGCCGCAACATTTCAGACACGCTAAATTCTGTTGACTTCCCAGAGGTAACTGAGACAGCGGATACCACCGCATTTGGTAGCTCCTCGCGGAGCTTTATCGTAGGTTTGGAGTCGGCTTCTTTCTCGATTTCAGGTCTGTGGGACGCAACCGTTGACGGTTACATCAAAGGCGGCACCGAACCAGCGTCACGCTCGTTTATTTACGGGCCAGCAGGTTCCACTGGTGGCAACATCAAATACACCGGCGAAGCCATCTTGACGAACTATTCCGTATCTTCGCCAGTCGGTGACGTCGTCACTTATTCCTGTGACCTTCAAGTCACCGGTGCGGTAACCCGCACAACGTACTAGATCCCAACAAACAAGGAGTGACCTCAGTGTCCAGACTTGCAGAACAAATCAGAGCCGCCCACGATGTGAGCAGCGAACTTCACGAGATCCCCGAATGGGAAGTCACGCTGGAGCTTCGCTCCATGAGTGCGCGTCAACGAGCCGCGTTCGCTTCCAGCGTCGATTTCACAGCAGACGGCGAAGTCCACATGGACGGCAACCGCGTCGAACTTATGTGGGGCACCGTCATCCAGTCCTGCTGCTTCGATCCCGACAACGGTGAACGAGTATTCACCGAAGAAGATATCGAATGGATGATGGAAGAAAAAAACGCCAACGTCGTTGATTCGTTAGCTAACGCTTGCCTAGCGGTGTCCGGTATGGGTGCAGACTCGGATGGTGACGCGGGAAAAGATTCCTCGGGTTCCGAGATAGCCGAGGACGAATTACCCCTGAGCGAAGATTCTATTTCCAGTTAGCAAGAGAGCTTGGTATGACCGTTAGTGAACTCCTAGATCGGATGAGTGCGAGTGAGCTAACGGAATGGGCTGCCTTGTATGCGTTGGAAAATAGTGAACGTGAGCAGGCAAGTAATCGCGCACGAGCGAAGTCGAAGATGCGCTGATGGCTAACGTAGGAAATGTTGGTGTCAGGATATTCCTGAACGACAAACTGAGTCCGGCGCTGCGTAAGGCAGGGGCCTCGGTTAAGAAGTTCGGGAATCTCACCGATCAGCAAATGGATCGCGTCCAGAAGGCGTCCCAGAAGCTCGACAAGTTTGGCAAGTCAGCGACCAAGATGGGTCGCTCGATGTCAATGAAGATGACATTGCCGATGGTGGGTGCTGGTGCGGCGGCTTTCAAACTGGCGAAAGACTTCGAATCGTCAATGACGAAGATCGAAAGTTTGGTTGGTAAATCCGCAGAAGAAGTCGCAGGTTTGACGAAAAGCGTTTTGAGTTTAGCTGGCACAACGGCACGCGCTCCACAAGAACTCGCGGACGCCATGTTCTTCATTACGTCCGCTGGTATCGACGCGGCCGACGCGGCAGGGGTGTTGGAAGCGTCAGCGAAAGCCGCAGCGGTTGGTTTGGGTGACACAGCGACGATCGCTGACCTAGCTACCTCTGCCATGAATGCTTACGGCAAAGAAAACTTGAGTGCCTCCAACGCAACTGACGTAATGGTGTCAGCAGTCAGGGAAGGCAAGCTCGAAGCATCCGAACTCGCTGGCTCAATGGGTCGCGTATTGCCTATCGCTTCAGCAATGGGTGTCAGCTTCAACGAGGTCGGTGCGGCGTTCGCTTCGCTGTCTCGTACTGGTACGAATGCGGCTGAGGCAGCTACGCAGGTTCGCGGGATTATGACTTCGTTGCTGCGCCCAACGAAGATGGCTGAGGAAGCTCTTACGGGGATGGGGTTGTCTTCGGAGGGCCTACGCACCCAAATCAAAGAACAAGGGCTGCTATCGACGCTGAAGACGTTAGCTGACGAGTTTGACGGTAACGCTGCCGCGTCCGCTTCCGTATTCGGCAACGTGCGTGCCCTATCGGGTGTCATGGACCTTATGGGCAAAAACGTTGCCGGCACTGAGAAGATATTCGCCAGCATGAACGACACGCTTGGCGCTACTGATAAAGCGTTCGCTGTGACCTCGGATACAGCCGAGTTCAAATTGAGTCAGTCGATCTCCGATTTTAAGGTTGCGATGATCGCTGTGGGCCAGGAAATCATCCCGGTCGTGTTGCCAATCATTCAGAAACTCGCCGAGTTTATTGGCAAGATCGTCAAGGCGTTCTCGAATCTGTCCGGGCCAATGAAAACAGTGATCGTCATTGTCGCTCTCATGGTCGCCGCGCTAGGCCCATTACTGGTGATCGCTGGAATGGTTGCCAGTGCGATAGCTGCTATCGGTAGCGCCACTGTGCTGGCGTTCCTTGGGCCGATCGGTTTGGCTATTGCTGCGATTGGACTGTTGACGTTTGCGTTTATGAAGCTGACTTCGGTTGATAAAGAAGCTCAGGCACGCCAGGAAGCGTTAAGTGCTGAGTTCAAAGCTGCCGGTGATCCGTTACAAAACCTGACCAACAAAACGGAGGCGCTAGTCAGCGAATACGAGAGCCTCAAAGGGGCGATGGAAGAAGTCACTCCAGCAGTCGAGGGGTTCATTGGCGCAAATGTTTTGCTCGCTGAGCTAATGGATAGGGATGTTGGGACTGCGTTCGAGAAGTTGGCTCTTAACGCTGAGACGGTAGAGAAAGCTGTCAAGGATGGTACCGATGAGTTCCAGCGCATGGCGAAACAGGCGGGGTATACAGGCACGACTCAGAAAGATTTGGCAAAAAAACTTCGCACCGTAACAGGCGAAACGCGAAATGTAATGAAGGCCATCGCTCTGAAGCTAGATCAAGACAAACTGTCGGTAGCTGAAGCCAAAAAAATTCTTCAGTCGTTAGACGAAACCGCTGACGCCTACGACGACAACACAGAAGCAGTCAACAAGACTTCCAAAGCGTATTTCGAGAACAGCGAAGAAATGACGAGGGCCGCGAATATTCTCGGCGTCGATGTTGTCGAAGCAGCCAAACTCGCAGCTAAAGAAAGCGGCAATTACGGCGAAGAACAGCACAAGTTGAATCAGCAAATAGAGACAATGACGAAGGTACTCCGACCTGTCAGCCCCGCATTGGATGGGATGACTGAGGGTCTTCAAGGGGTGACAGTCGCAGCGGTGGAGCAAGTAGAGGAAATAGAAAAGGTTGCTAAAACCTGGGAAGAATTAGTGGAGGTTGCTGACAAAAAGGCTCTGTATTTCCAACTGGAGTTAGACACCACCGGCTTGTATGAGCAACTGAACGACGCTATGAATGCCATTGTTGATTTGGGTTCGATGATGCCCGGCGGCGATTCGGCGATGCTTGATGAGCAGCTAGCAATCACACGGCGCATTTCAGCCGAACTTGTTGGAACTAAAGAAGCAGACGCCGCGGCGAGTATCGCAGCTAATAAGGCCGCCAACGCAGCAGCGAAAGCCGCAGCCAAAGCAGCCGAAGCAGCCCACAAGGCAGCGATGGCAGAAGCCGAACAGGCTTTGAATAAGTTTGTTGGCGACGCGATAGGTCTGGGTGGACGAGCCATCTCTGAATCATTTGTTGCGGCGATAGCGGGTGATCCAGACGACATCAACAAAGCGTTTAGGAGTTTGTTCGATTCTGCTTTCAAGTCGGGGCTAACGCAAATCCCTGAGCTTCGTTCGACGTTTATGAAAGCGATCGAAGGTCAACAGGCGTTGATTGATATTGCTGAAAAGCGTGCGCTGTTGAATAAGGTCTTAGAACATAGCGAAGATAAACTCGCAGCAGCGTTAGAGAATCAGGCAACGGCGCAAGCCAAAGTCAATAAGTTGGCTCAAGATCGAGCGTCGCTGGCATCTCAAACGGCTAGCGCTTTCGGATTCAAATTCGGTGAAGACATCGGGGCACGCGCTCAGGCTGATTTGTTGCTGGCTCAGTACACGGCTTTTGAAGGCAACCTGAAAGCGTTGCAGACCAAAGGATTCCCGACAGACATCATTTCGCAGGTCATCGGGCTTGGGGCTTTCGCTGGCAACGACGCCGCTGAGGGTTTGCTCGCGATGGGCGAAACGGATTTCGCTGCGTTCACGACAGCGCTCACCGGGATCTCAGCGATGGGCGCGAAGATCGGTGACATTGAAGCCGGTATGAAGTTCGGTGGGTTGCAGTCGGCAGCAGGGGCGAGTCTGTTGGGTGCGAGTGCTAGCGCTGAGGGTGCGTTGGCTGCTCGCAACTTGGCTCAATCTGACGTGACGAAGGTCGCGGGAGCTATGGAGTCGATGGCGCACACGGTCGCTGAAGAAATAGCTTTCGGTGTTCAGGATGTGCTTAAAGGTTTGCCGGAACTCACTGACGAGGCGGCAGCAGCGTTCAAGCAATTCGGTACCGAGTTAACAGCGTTCGTGGAAGGCGCAGACAAGACGGGCGCTGGGTTCTTTGATATCACCCGAAACCCGGCGTTAGGCAAGCTTCCTGAACTGCTCGCGGCTAAAGCGTTCAACGCGGCAGTCGTTCCGCTGGGAACAAAAGCTGATCCGATTGTGGTGACTGATCCCAAGGTTGAGGAAATTCTTAAACAAACGGTGGCTCACGAGAAAGCTCTGGCATTCAACCAACGAACGAGCTATGCCCAGGGCATCAACCAAGCAGTGACTCAAATGGCTGGCGGTGCAGGGTTCGCTGAAGCTGACGCTGCAAGTCTCGGAATAGCAAGCACACTTCGTAACCGGGCGATCAACACAAATGGAGGAGCTTTCGCTGCTGCTGACGCTTCAATGCTTGACGCTTACAGTCCAAAAAGACAAGTGACCGAAATCTATTATGGAGACATCAACATCGGTGGCAGCGTTGTCACGGAGAAACAACTGATCGAAGCAGTACGTCAAGGATCGCTAGAGGATCAGCGCTCAGGCAAAGCCTGGGCGATAGGTGTGTTGTAAATGGCGACGGCAGCGGTAGTCGCAGTCTCAGTTCGGTTCTCAACGAGTGCCTCGTTCGGGCCACCACTCATCCTTGGTGACGCAACCACGCCACTCGACACCGGGGTTCTCGCCGATTCAGCGGTCACCATATTGAACCTGACCCCAAATGTTCAAAACATCAGCATTAGTCGTGGCCGATCAAGAGTCCTTGACACGTTCGAAGGCGGAACGGCGATTGTTCAATGCATTGACACCACAGGCGTTCTCGATCCTGACAACGGAACGTATGCGGGTGACATCAAACCGATGATTCAGATTGTCATTTCGGCTACTTACGGCGGCTCGGAGCGTCTGCTGTTTAGCGGCTACATCGAAGCATGGAACTACACCTACCAGCAAGACATTGACGCCTCGTATGTGACGATCAACGCGGTTGACGGCGAACGAATCCTCAACCTAGCGAACGTGTCAACTGTCGCAGGTGAAGCATCGGGGCAAGACACTGGTACGCGAATCAACAAAATCTTGAACACGATCAGTTGGCCTAGCTCGGAACGCTCAATCGACACCGGTGACACGAGTTGCCAAGCAGATCCCGGCACACTTCGCTCCGCTCTTACCGCGATCAGGAATTGTGCGACCACGGAGATCGGTGGTTTCTATATGGACACGGACGGCAAAACGAAGTTCGTGAGCCGATCCAACACCATCTCTGCTCTCGCAACTACACCGACACAGTTCAACGACACCGGTACCCAGATTCCGTACGTGTCGTTGGACTTCAATACTGATGACACAGTTCTTGCCAACAAGATCAGTATTACTCGCATCGGTGGATCAGCCCAAGTGGCGTCAGACGCAACCTCAATCAGTACGTATTTTGAGCGAAATTTGGTACGAACTGGTCTGCTGATGGAAACAGATGCCGTGGCTTTGGACTATGCAGAGGCCGTGCTTGCTACCCGAAAGGACGCTGATCTGCGAATTAAAGGGATGACGATTGACTCCACGGCAGACGTGACAGCCACGGTGAACGCTGCGTTGGATACCGATTTCTTTCAACCGATTCAAGTGACGAGGGCACAACCTGGCGGTGGCACGATTACGCGAAATCTGACTGTGCAGGGAATCCGACATAATATTACGACAACAAGATTTCTTACGACGTTCAATACGGCTGAACCTCTGGTGACAGGATTCATTCTGAACGACTTACAATATGGCGTTCTCGATACGAGTGCGCTCGGATATTAAGGAGAAAAAATGGCTGCACCTCTAGGTTGGAAAGACTTCGCTAGCGGGGACGTTTTGACTGCTGCCGATATGGACGGCTACGTGATGGCTCAGATCATTGGCGTGTTCGCTGATGCGACCGCTCGGGATGCCGCTATCACTTCCCCGCAAGAAGGACAGCACGCTTGGCTCAAATCAGACGACAGCCTCTACTATGTGAACGCTGCTGGAGCTTGGGTGGCTTCACCTGTCGGCGACATAACCTCAGTGACCGCGGGATCTGGTCTGGCAGGAGGGGGCGCGAGTGGTGCTCTCACGTTGACCGTGGACACCGACGCCAAAGGCGATCTGATCGTTGGTACTGGCGCTGACACGGCAACCAAACTCACGGCTGGTTCGAACACTTATGTGTTGACTGCTGATTCGACTACGGCTTCTGGTTTGACTTGGGCTTCACCCACCACAGGCGATATCACCGGCGTTACCGCCGGAGTTGCCGTCTCGGGTGGGGGCACGAGTGGCACCGTTACGGTGAACGTGGATGCTAACGCTGCGGGTGCTGTGACTGCTGTCGCTGGCGACTATGTGCTCATTGAGGACGTTGGCGACAACTCAACAAAGAAAGCACTAATCAGCGACATTGTGTCGTTGGTCCCCGATTCAGATCCCATTCCGCTTATTCTGGCATTAAGTTAAGGAACAATTATGGCTAACACATTCAAGGTATTGAACTGGTCCGCTGCGGCTGCTGCTGCCAGTAATCTTTACACCGTCCCCGCTGCGACTACGACCATCGTGTTGCAGTTGCAAGCAGCGAACGTGGGGTCAGGCACTCACCCTGTGAGCGCCACAGTCAAAGATACGACTGCGACCAATACCGAGTTCATCGCTAAAGCGATCTCGGTGCCATTGAATGCAGCTATCGGGTTGGTTGCTGGGAAGCAAGTTATGGAAGCTACCGATGTGTTGGACGTATACAGCGACGCAACTGGGCAAATAGACGTGACCCTCAGCGTGCTCGAAATCACCTGATTCATGGCGGGCATTACGGCAGGTAAAACGTGGTCCAGGATAGGGGCGGAAACTGCCCCGACGGATTCTGCCGCGGCTGGTGTGTGGGGTGACCTGAATGAGGTTGCTGAGAATGTGGGGGCCGGTACTTGGCCTGCACCTTTTTTTGGGGCTGGCTATTTTGGTGGCGGAATGAACGCATCGAACAGTAGAGAAAGCACGGTTGACAAGTTTGTTTTCTCAGATGATACCCGTAGTAC